ACCACAATTGTGGTGCAACCAACTTCTGCGGTGGTCAGCGCAACCAATCCCACATACACATTCTCTGCGGTCATCGTGGACTGGACTCCGCTGAAAGCTGGCGTTGGACAGTTAGCAACGGCATCGGTGACTTTTCCTATCACTGGCACAATAACAAAGGCGGTCGCATAACATGGCAAAACTCGTTCTCACCAATGCATCAGTCTCTATCGCTGGAACTGATCTCTCAACTTCGATCACTAACATCACACTTGAGACCAAATACGACATCATTGAGACAACCACATTTGGAAACACTGCAAAAACGCGGATCGCCGGACTCGCAGATAATCAGATAACTTTGGACTTTACGCAGGACTATGGTGCTTCCTCAGTTGAATCAACGATCTATCCACTGCTTGGAACACTGACAACAGTCATCATTCAACCAGTGGCAGGATCGGCAACTACAACAAATCCAAAATACACAGTCTCTGCTTTGGTTTCGGATTGGACTCCATTGAAAGGTGGCGTTGGGCAATTAGCAACAGCATCAGTGACATGGCCGATCTCAGGAACAATCACAAAAGCCTTCTCATAACCAATAACTAACAAAGGGGAAAAATCATGGATGGACTCTCAATCAAAACAGTGATGGCGGATGGCACAGAGCATCAGTTCTCACTTCGACCAAGAATCATTGTGGACTTTGAACAGAAGTTCGGCAAAGGACTTGCAAAGCTCTTGGGTGATGAACAGAAGCTGGAGCATATCTATTACCTAGGCTGGAAATCTCTTCAATCAAATGGCATCATCGTGAAGCCATTTGGCGGAGAGTTCCTTGACACCATCAAATCAGTTGAACTGGTGTCAGACCCTTCCTCAGAATCCACCGAGACTCTCTAACCTACACAATCGCAGTTCTCTCGGTGGAGCTAGGAATCAGTCCCAATGAATTACTTGATGCGCCAGATGGAATCCTTGAAGCGATCACTGCTTACTTGGAGCAACGAAACAAATCAAGGGAGTGATCATGCCAGTTGTCTTGCTCGGACTTCATGAAACAATCGCAGACTTGAAGAAGTTCGACAAGGCAGCGGCGCGGCGATTCAATAAGATCGTGAATTCGACTCTCGAAGAAGCCAAGGTTGAAGCCATTGGATATGTCCCAGCAGTTCCCATGAGGAATTGGTCAAGCAAGGTTTCTTCCAAGCCGGGTGAGCAATCCTCAGAAGGTAAAAAGTTTCCAGCATATAATCCTGAAACAATCAAAGCTGGCATCAAAAAATCAAGAGCGCAGGGCAAGGTGCGAGGCGATTACACCACTAGCGCTGGCGCTCTGCTCAACACAGATCGCGCAGGGGCGATCCTTGAAATTGCAGGAAGAGCCAAGGGCAAAGAGACAAGCGCCAGTGGCAGACAGTTCAAAACAAATCTTGAAAGATTCGGCAAAGCATCTCGCGTGGTCTGGAAGGCAGTTGATAGAAACAAGGCAGCCTTTGAAGTTCGGATTGCTCTTGCCTTAGAGCAAGCAAAGCGAGAGTTGCAACAGGCTCTTGATTCAAACAAGAATTAGAAAACGGAGAAGATAAATGAGCAAAGGTGCAGTAGTCGCTCGAATCGTCTCCGAGTATTCCGACAAGGGAACGAAGGCTGCCGCTAGGGATCTTCAAAATTCCAGCAAACATTTCTCAGACTTCGCTTCCAATGTCAAGAAGTCATTCATGCTGGCTGGCGCTGCCGCTGGCGCATTCGCCATCAAGATTGGTGTTGATTCGCTAAAGGCTGCAATCGCTGATCAAAAGTCTCAAGCCATTCTTGCCAATACTTTGAAGAATACAACTGGGGCAAATAAGGAAGCGATTGAAGCAACCAGGGCTTATATCAAATCCACTGAACTCAGACTCGGCATCACTGATGAAGAGCTTCGACCATCTCTGGGAGCATTAGTCACTGCAACTCATAATGTGACAAAGGCTGAGCAGATCCAGCAAGTTGCATTGGACATCAGCGCCGCAAGACATAAGGATTTGGGTCAGGTCTCGATTGCACTTTCCAAAGCCTATTTGGGAAATTTCACAGCACTCAAGAAGTTGGCAATCCCACTTTCCCAGTCAATCATTGACTCCAAAGATTTCAATGGCGCAATGCGCGAACTCTCATCCAGTGTTGGTGGTGCTGCCGCAGTTGCAGCCGACACTTTCTCTGGTCGGATGGAGCGAGTCAAATTAGGATTTGAAGAAGCCAAGAAATCTTTGGGCGAAGCTCTTCTTCCAGTTCTTGAACGATTCCTCAATATCATCGTCAATAATGTCTTGCCAAAGTTGCAGGAATGGATTGAAACTAACAAAGAGAAACTTGCCGCATCACTTCAAAAGGTTGCAACTTTCCTTGGTCATGTCGTAGTTGCCGCCGCCAAATTTGGCGCGTGGATTGCACATCACATGGGAGCCATCAAAGCTCTTGCATCCGTCATGGCTGGATTGTGGGCTGGCGCAAAGGTGATGGCATTCGTCAAAACTCTTGAATCTCTTGTTGCAGTCTTCAAAGCCATTCGCTTAGCAGCCGCGACTGCTGCTATTGCTGAAGCATTCGCCACAGGTGGAACTTCAGCTCTTGCCGCTGCTGCTGCTATTGCAACGGTGGGAATTGTTGGCGCTGGGGTATTTTCCGTCATCAGCTCTGGAGCCGATGATGCGACAACTCACATGGATGGATTTGCTTCCGCTGCTGATGCCGCTGCTGCCTCCGCTGCTCTTTCATTTGCAACGATTCTTCAAGGCAGAGCTTCCTTGGGTGGCATGGATGATGTCAATGCTCTTGATCATAAGAATCAATTGTCAAAGCAAGCCGATCTTGCTGCTCTTGCTGAAGCTAAGAGAAAAGCAGCAGCAGAAGAAGCAAGACAGAAGGCGATTCAAGCGGCGCTTGATCGTCAGAATGCTGCTGCTCAAGCTGTGGCAGATGCTAAGAAGTTCGCAACAGAGAAGGCACTTCTCGCTCTCAAGAAGATGGGCGTGAATGTCAAGAGCGAAACTGATCCAATTGAATTGGAAGCAGCGCGCCAACTTCTTGTAAAACAAGGAAACATCCTTGAACAAGAGAAACTTGAGAAGATTCGTCAATTGGCAGATGCTCACAAAGCAGCCGCCGATGCTGCTCAAAAGTATGCAGACATCTTGGCAGTCTTCGCAGATGGCAAGATTTCCTCAACAGAGATCGCAGTTCTGGCGAGCAAGTGGGGCGAAACTAAAGAGCAAGTGGAAGCCTATATTGGCAAGATCGTTGGCGCTAACTCGACCCCAGCAAATAAAGATGCCGTCATTGCACTGTATGAATCTTGGGGAATGACCAAGGATGAAGCCACAAAGTATCGGGACTTTGTAGAAGCTCTCAAGGATCAGAAGCTCAGCACTGATGAGATTGAAAATCTTAGGAAGACTTGGAATCTTAGCAAGCAACAAGTTATTGACTACGCCAAGCAAGTTGAACTTGGAACCATCTTTGATCTGACCAAGTTGAAAGATCCGGGCGATACTGCCGCCAAAGGTTGGCAGAATGCTCTCTCCGACTTGAACGCATATCTTGATGCAGTAAAAATTCAAAGCAAAGGTGGAACAACTCCCGGCGGTGGATCTGGCACTTCTGGGGCAGAAGGAACTTATGTGGGTGGAACTTTCGTTCCATTCGCTGGATATGGATCCTCTTCCTCTGGATCCAATGGTTCTGGCTCTGGTTACGGGGGAGCCTTTCCTTCACAAATGACTCCCACAAATAATGCCCAAGCCGCTATTGATGCAGCCAATCGCGCATCACTGCGATCCCTAGATTTGGGAAATACTCTTGCAGGATCTAATGCTCTTCAGGCTCTTTCAGATTCCATGAATCCAGTATCTCCGCAATCGCTATCTGGTGGCACTGCCAGCTTCGCCACATCTGGCTTCCTAGCAGGTGCATCTGGAACTGCAACTGGATCCAGTGGTGGATCAAGTGGGGCAGTGAATGTGGTGGTCAATGTTGCTGGATCGGTAACGACTCAACATGATCTCACTGAAGCGATAAGGCAGAATCTCCAGAATGGAATTCTCTCAGGTCGAGCCGTAACCTTCACCGGAACATCTGTCTGATGGGGGTCGAAGGCGTTCCAATCTTTGGCGCGTATATTGATTTCAGTGATGGCGCAACTTCCGTCACTACTTCTTTCGTTCTTGACTCTGCAACCAATGGATTGCTTGGCACTGGGCAACTAGGTGAAGCAGGAGTCAGAGTTGACATCTCTTCCTTCGTAGTCTCAGCATCAATCCGCAGAGGTCGCAACCGAATCCTTGACAAGTTCGAGGCTGGCACTGCCACAGTTATCTTGAAAGATGACACAGGCAATTTCAATCCATCCAACCCAAGTGGCGCATATTATGGAAAGCTCACACCACTTCGCAAGATTCAAATTTATGCGGATTATTTGGGGGTAAGATATCCACTCTTCTTTGGCTTCATCATCTCTTACACCACCAACTTTCAAATGGGATTGGACTCAGTTTCACAAGTAACGCTTCAATGCGCTGATGGATTCAGACTCATCAATAATGTGGTCTTCTCATCTCTTCCTGCCGCTGCTGCTGGCGATTTGACTGGAACTAGAATCAGCCAGCTCCTTGATCTTGCAAGCTGGCCTGCTCCGCAAAGAGTGATTGATGCTGGAGATTCCACAGTTCAAGCCGATCCGGGAACTGCCAATCGCAATCTTCTCGATGCTCTGCAACTTGTCGGAGATAAGAGTGAATTTGGTGGATTCTTCGCTGGCTATGATCAGAACTTCTACTTCTTGAGCAGAAGCAAACTGGCGAAGCAAGCCGCCAATCCACAAGTGATTTATTCGGATGACCCAAGCGCGATTGAGTATCAAGGAATTGAAATCAGTCATGATGATGTGATGGTCTTGAATGATGTCTCAGTGAATCGACTTGGTGGCACAGTTCAAGAAGTATCGGATGCAACATCAATCGCCACTTACTTCAACCACTCTGGACTGAGGCAAGACATTCTTGTCCAGACAGATGCAGAAGCTCTCAGCCAAGCCCAGATGCTCCTTGCAACTCGCAAAGATGCAACAGTTCGCATCTCTTCACTTTCCTTGAATCTCTTTGATCCATCAGCTTCAACCCGGATAATTGCTGGTCTTGCATCTGATCTCTTCAATCCAATCAAAGTCACCAAGACAATGCCGGGATCCACAAGCATCACCAAAACTCTTCTGGTGCAGGGCGTTCATCATGACATGACCAAATCATCTTTCAATACGAAACTGATCACAGCCGAACCGATCATCAAAGGTTTCATATTGGATTCAACATTTGCAGGGGTTCTCGATGGATCTGATGGACTGCTCTCCTACTAGGAAAGGGAAAGAATGACTTACAAACTATTTTCCACAGGTGAAGTTCTTACTGCCGCCAATGTCAACACATATCTGATGAATCAGGCAGTGATGACATTTGCAACAGCAGCGGCGAGAACAACAGCTCTCTCTGGCGTTCTCGCTGAAGGAATGGTCAGCTATCGAACAGATGCCAAGATTCTTGAGTATTACAACGGAAGCGCATGGATCGCGGATGCTTCAACCACTGCCATCCAGAATTCCTTGGTCACAACTAAGGGTGACATCATCGCGGCATCTGCTTCCTCCACTCCTGCTCGCTTGGGTGTAGGTAATGGCGCAGTCGGAAACATCCCCCAGAATCTTCTCCCAGATCCAGCGCAATCGACTGGTCTTCGCTATGGAGATGACATCGCACTCCTCAACATCATGCAAGCAATCTAGGGAAAAGGAAAAAAATGGCAACGACACCATCTAGCTTCTACAGGGGAGCAGCAACAACGACGACCACGACAGTTCTAGGAACTGTCCCGGCATCAACGACATGGATTGTCACTAACATCGCAGTGGTCAACACTGCATCTTCCTCAGCCACTTTCACTCTTGGAATGGGTACTGCTGGAGCGAACACATCCATTGCAACAACAACCACAATCGCAGCCAACTCGACTGTCTTCATCGACTTGAAACAAGTCTTGGCTACAACTAACACAATCACAGGTGGCGCATCTGCCATCACAGTTTCATTCCACATTTCCGGCATCGCTCTCACCTAAGGAGACATCATGGGTTCAACAACAATTCCAGCAGTCAGCGCACCAGCAACGCTTCCAACAGCAGTGCCAGCAGGATTGACTCTTCGCAATACTTACACGACAAGCCAGAGTGGTCTCACATTTCCAGTGAATCAGGTTTATGTGGTTCTCGCTGGTGGCGGTGGGGGTGGAGGTGCTGGAGTAACTACGGGAAGTTCCTCCGGTGCAGGAGGCGGAGCCGGAGCAGTCGTTCAAGGATATGTTCCAGCTTTCACAACGCTGACAATCGGGGCGAGTGGAACAGCTGGCGGAACTGGTCTAAGTGGCGGAACTGGAGGTGTCACTTTGTGTTCTGGATTATTCGCTTGGGGGGGTGGGGGCGGCGCTTATGGGAATTC